CCTGTGCCGATAGTGATAACGCCGTTAGACGCAGTAGCCGCCGTACCACCCGCGCTCGACACGGTGCAAGTCGTAACACGCCACAATCCAATACTGTCCATAGCGGACGCCGTTAGAATTTCGCCGGGGCTAAAATCAGGTACGGGCATAAAGTCTCTTTTCTACAAACCGCTAATAACTGTACAAGGCTAATTTATTGGTATCTAGTACCCCATTGGTGGCACTATCCAAAATTAGCCACGGGTTCGCCTCTTGCGGGGACAAATAATACGTTACGCGGGTTTGTTCAGGGTTTGCGCTTATAGTTGCGCCTTCAATACGCGCAACATAGGTAACGCCTCGAAAAGTAATTTTCGTGAAAAACGTCGGTAAGCGCGCAAAAATATAAAACGCGTTGGGAACGTTCATAGTGTCTATACGGCCGTCGTTTTGACCGCTCGAAATAGCCGACACTTCCGACGGGGCTATAACTTGCCCCTGCGACGTAGCCAAAATGTAGGACGCAATATCGGCCGCTTGCGCCGCGCTATTGGCGTAGGTGTCTACCGTAAAAGAACGGTACGGCTCGGTTCCGACTTGCGCGGTTTGGTCTGCGTAGTCGGGGCTAGTAACGATTACCTGCGTTACGTAGTTGTCGGCGAGACTGTCAAAATTAAGAACGTCGTAAATGTCGTTGGTTGCGTTATTGGCAACGTCGGAAAAATTAACGGTCGTAAATAGGTTGGTGGCGTTGCTAATAACCCATACGTTCGGTTGTGCTTCAGGGTCGCCCGATATTGCCATACCGTCTAGCGGTCGGCCTTGTGTTGTGTTTAGAAACTTTTGGAACCAATCCAAAATAGACGACGTTGTACCAACGGCTTTTACGGGTTCGCTAGTTAGGTTCCCGTTCCACGAAAGCCCGTAATGGTTCACTATTTCGGTTAGTTGGCCGTTAGCGGTATTAGTGGACGGTACGAACCCGTCGCCGATAATGCGGCCCCAACGTGCTAACGCGCCTTCGGCTTGTACCGTGAGAGTGTCGGCTTCGCCTACCCCGCCGGCGTATGGTTTGCCCCACGACGCGGTTACGTCGCGTATAAACCCTGTCCAGCCTGCGTTAGTTGTGTTGCTAGGGGTAAAAAAACGAATAGGAACGTCTACTTGTAAATCCGTATATGGGGACGCGAACCCCGTCGGGTAGCGAAACGTAAACGACGCGGTAGACGAACTCCAACTATCGGTAATTTGCCGGCGGCCGACAGTGGCGTTTAGTTCCACTAGGTACGGTATTTCTAGCCAATCGGCCCCGTCGTAGTACTCGACTTTGTAGTTATTAAAAAGTGTCACGACGCTAGTTTTATTTGTGCGGGTAATGACCCGTTTTGGCGTGAATACTTTACAAGTGCGTCTACGACGGCGTTAGGGTCGCCGCCGTTTACGTGAATAGTGATATCGCCGCTGCCTGCCCCGCGGAAACGGTCTAACGGTACGACGGCTTCGGGGCCACGTTCCCCAATCATTGCGAGAGTAGGACTATTGACTATGCCGCCGTCTGCCAGCATTGGGATATTAGGTACGTCGAAACCTTTACCGCCGAAGCCGGGAACCCACGACGGAACCTTAAACGACAGTTTTCCTATCGTGTTATTCCATAGGGTAGCAATGCCGTTAAAAATGCCTTTATAGACGCCTAGTACGAAATCGAGATATCCGCGTAGGAAACTAAAGCCGCCACTAACCGCGTCTTTAACCGTTGTAAATACGCTGTTTACAATGTTGCGGAAACCCTCAAATTTCTTATACGCGATTACTAGCCCCGCAACTAGGGCCGCTATAGCGATAACGACAAGCGTTATAGGGTTCATTGCTAGTACCGCGTTAAACGCGGCTTGTACTGCCGTGGCGGCTTTTGTGATAGCGGTAAAGACGGTCATAGCGGTATTTACTGCGATTACGGCGGCGGCTATGCCACCTACCGCGCCGGCGATAACTAAAAATGTTGTGGTGTTTTCGCTTGCCCATTGCCCCATTTTTTGTAGGTACGGCAGTACCTTTTGGATAATCGGCAATAGGGCCGCCCCTATGGTTTCTTTTGTTTCTGCTAGCGAGACTTGTAACCGCTTAAATTGTCCCTCGGCGGTATTGGCTTTAGTTGTGGCGGCCCCGCCAAACGTTTCCGAAAGTTTGGCAAACGCTTCTTCGGTCGTCATACCGTCCTTGATAAGGCCTTTAAGTTCGGGCGAAAGTTTGGCTAATGCTTTTTCGTTACCGCCGTACGCTTTCGCTAACGCCTCAGTAACGGTGGCTAATGGCTTGCCGGTGGCGGCGGCGATATCCATAGCCAACGCCGCGCCTTTTTGGGCTTCGGCAAGGCTTTTCGTTTGCGTAGATAGTCTCGAAATCACGGGTCTAAGTTCGTCGTCGGTGACGCCTAGTAACTTGCCTTGTGTGGCTATCCAATCCTCATTAGCGGCTATTTGCGCTTTAGTGGCTTTCGTGTTTTTAGTGAGAGTTTGGGCTAGTAGGGCTTGCGCGGCGGCGTCCTCTACTGCCCCTTTAGCGGCGTCAAAAGCGGCCACGCCTAAAGCACCTAAAGCGGCGGCGGCGGGTAGCGCGGCTTTTTTTACGGCGTAGGCAGACTTCGCCCCGACGCCCTCTAAATTCGCAAATTCGCGCTTGGCTTTGTCGAACCCTTTGGTATCTAGGCTCGAAATAATTGGAATGTTAATAGCCATAGTTAGCGCGTCTTTTCTAGGCGTAGGTTCTTATTCAGTTTCTCACTTACGCGGTCTAAAACTTTGGATACTTCCACTTCGACCGTCGGCATAGCCTCGCCTACGCCTTGTGCCAATGCGCGCGGGGCTTCGGGTTCGCGTTGTTTACCGTAGGTAATAAGGTTTTGTACGAATTGGCTACGTTCATTAACGCCTGCGTGGTCCCACAATGCGCCGGCGGCGTCTTTTTGTTGGGCTGTCAATAGGGCAAACGGGCGCGCCTTAAAGTCTACGGTTTGTGTGTATGCGCCTTTTATTGCGCGACCGTCTAAGTACAACGGGCGGGTAAACGTTACGGTTCGTTCTTTACTTGCGCGTTTTGCTACCAGCGTTTTAATACCCGCGCTAACCCGTTGTATTTGGAAATTCGTATCGTTACGGCCTTTAATCATTGACCCGCGCGCCATACCCGTTAGCGGTGGTTCGGTCGGTATAAAACTACGGGCTTGCCGTACGACTTCCGCGCCTGCGCCTTGCTGTAGGTCGCTTGTAATTTGCCTACGAAACACGCGGTCGAAATCGTTTATTTCTTTTAGGGCCTCTTGTATACCGAATACCTCGAAGTCACCTGTTACGGGCATTTTGGCGGTTCTGTTTCTCTAAAGCGTCGATAACGGTCACTAAATCGCGTGTATCGAACGGGACCATAGACGGCCAAAAACCGACCGCTATTAGAAGTTCGGCTAGTTGGCGGCGGTAACTGCCGCGGGGGTAGGGTTTGCGGGTTCATTGTCCACCACTTCCAAATTTTCGACAGACTTTAGGAAATCGTCAAACGCGACGGGAACGGTTATCGAATTCATTTTTGACGCTTCGTACGCCATAAACGCCAACGCTTCCATAGAAACGCCTGTAGCCAAATCCGACGCGCGCGCTTTGTATTTGCGTTCCCATAAGACAGTTACGAAAAGGTTGGTAGTGACGTCGTAGGTTTCGTCGTTGCGTGTTACGCGTATTGTTAGGTTCATTGGTCGGGCCTTTCGTGCCTATTGGGTTACGGGGTGACGTCCTCGGTATAGACGCCGCCGTGAAAAACTACGTCTATTTGCGACAATTCCCCGAGCGCAAAGTTATGGGGCAGTTCGGCTAAGAACGCCCCCGTAAGGGTTAAGCCGGGGTTGGTTGCGCTATCTGAACCTGTAGCGGGCTTTACAACGACGGTAGTAGTTGTACCGACAAGGCCCTTTAATGTCGCATAGGTTTCGCTAGCGGCGTAAGACATATAAAGGGTTAACGTCAATTCGTGGTCGCCTAAGCCCTTTACGTACTTGTTAGATAAATCCCCAAAGGCCGTCGCAGGTAGTTCGGCGTAACGCTCGACAAATTGCGCGCTTGTACATTGGTCGGACAAGTCGACGCTATTTACGGTTACTACGGGGTTGGAAAGAATGGTGCTAGTAGCCATTGGGTTTAATCCTTTGTTTTGTCGGCCTTGTCGGAAACTTTACTAGCCTTAGCGGGCTTTGTGGGGGAACTCTCCCCAATGAACCCGCCCCATATGAGCGCGTCTATGTCGTAACCCTTAGCGCGTGCGGCTTCTACGTCAAATTTAGAACCTACAACGCCTAGACGTTCGGAAAGAATAATAAACACGGGTTACTCCTATGTTGTTTGGGCTTGTATGGATAGTTGTAAATCATAGGCGGGCAGTTCAGTACCGCCAATAATGGCAACCGTTGGGCGGCCCTCGAGAACCCCGATATTCGCGTTTAGCAGTTTGGCGGCAAGGTTCATTAGTGACCGTTGCGCGTCTAGGTTGCCGGGGCCCAACGTAATAACGCGAATGGGGTAACGCATTTTTACAATATTGCCGTTAAACGCCTCGAAACTTGGGGCGTCAATAAACACACACGGCGGGGCTAGGTTGCGCGGGTCAGTTACTACGGTTACGCCACTAATGGCCGCAATCTTGGCGGCTAAGTCGTCTAGGACTTCGTTAAATAGGTCTGTGTAGGCGACTACGGGCATTACGCCACCGCGGGGCGGTCAATGCCCAATAGTTGTTTAACAATCGCTGATAGCCCCGTATAGGCGGTTGTACCCATTTGGTCGAACGACGCGAAACTATCTCCGATACTGCCACGGGAACGGTAAAGCGCGCCCCCATATTGGATAGTCCCTAGTTTTACGGCCTCGCTCGGTGGCGTACTTAAACTATCGAAGTAGTTGGCCTCTTGCCTGCGGCGATAACAAAAACTATTTGCCGCGGCCGCGCATTGCGTTAAGAACGTTTGGTCTAATGCCGACGCGGTTCCTATTCCAAGCCAATCCTCGATATTTGTAGCGGTAATCCACGTACAAACGGGGTTATAGGTAAGGGTTCCGTATGGCTGTACCGCGCTTCGTTCTACGTCGTCGCCTTCGTCGTAAAACAGAACTTGGTTAGCAATCGGATAGGCGGGGTCCTGTACTAAGTCGCCTTCGGTAGTTACGCCGGTAAAAAGGTAGGGCGGTAGGGCGGTTACGACTTGCGTACCGTTCATACCGTGACCTAAGCCCGCAATAGTTACGGACTGCCCTACCTCAATATCCGACGGGGTTAGTAGTTGGACTACTACGTAGTTGTCTAGCCGTTGGTGGTGCGTGATGCTGTAAACGGCCATAGCCGTACCGCCTTCGGTTTAGGACTTGAGAAGTTTTACGAACTTGGTTGCGTCTGCCATAAATGCGGCCGCATAGCCACGGAACGAAATCGTGCGTCCCATAACTTGCGGAACGTCAATACTGAGCGCGCCTTTCATTTGTTCGTAGAACTCGAAACCAGCGGCCGCGCCTGCGGCGTGACCGATAACGCCTTGGAGACTGCCTGCGCCTGTACCGCCGGCGATGTTCTTATCGACGACAAGGTTAAGGCCCAATGGGTTACCGTTCCACGTGTTTGCCTGCTGTGAACCGAAAGCGTTCATAGGCGAAACCGACGGGAATACGGGGCGTCCTGTGGTGTCTACGAGTTGACCCAATTTCGCCCACGTTACGGGGTTCATCACCCAATGAGTTGGGAGATAGTTGGAGTTAACCGAAATTTGGTAGGCGGCTCCGTAAATGGCTTCAATCCAATCGGCGGGGCTCGACAAATCGACGACGGTTTCTGTTTGTGTGGTTCCCGCTACGAGTTGGTCTACTGCGTAGTTATCGGTCGCCTGTCCGTATGCGATAGCCAACTGTTCGAGAATGATGTTAATGGACGCGGGGTCGCTCCAATCCAAGTCTTGTTCGGAGACGGTGACGTATGTTCCGAAACTGAGTTTGCTCACGTCGTTGTTTGCGACGGTCACGGTGGAAGGGTCGAGAGTGTTTAACTGTCCTGTTGGCTGTTGCGTTACTACGGGTCGGACAGTAAGTACGGGGCGACGGAACGTAGCACCTGCCGACGGCATTGCCTTAGTCCCGATAGCACTAACGAAAGGCCTAATCGGGTTAAGGCTGTCGTACACGCCGCCGGTGATGATTTCTGGAAGGATGCCAGCGGTATCAGAAGTAGTGATATTTGGAGCGGCGGCCGAAATGCGCGCGTTAAGTTCTGCGAACGCTGTAGGTCCAGCGGCGAAAGCCACCATATATTCCGCGGGTGTTGGAAGTTTTGGCGCGTGGTTACGTGCTTGCGCCCACAATGGCGTTACGGGTGTAGACGCTTCGACTGTTGGGGTTTCGACGGGTTCCATTTCGGGTTTCTCCTCTT